ATTATTTTTATATGTAGTATTTATATATTATCAATAGTAGGTTATCTTTTAGTAGTTAGTATTTATTCATTATTCTTAGTAATTAGTATGTTAGTATTAGTAATTAGAAATATAGTATGCAAAAAGCTAACGAAAAAAAATGACAAAGTCAAATAATATGGAAAAATAATTTATTTTAACTATTGATATATTTATAATAAGAATAAAACAAAAACTAATAACTATACAAAATGGCAGATTTATTAATGAAAATGCCGGTTCCATATGAACCGAAACGTAAAAACCGATTTATCTTAAGATTCCCATCTTCATTGGGTATTAATGAGTGGTACATAACTTCGACTTCTCGTCCAAGTGCTAAGATTAAATCTGTAGAAATTCCTTTCTTAAACACATCAACTTACGTTGCTGGTCGTTTTGACTGGGAAGAGATTAAAGTACAATTTAAAGACCCAATTGGTCCTTCAGCTTCTCAAGCTCTTATGGAATGGTTCCGCTTACACGCAGAATCAGTTACAGGTAGAATGGGCTACGCGGCAGGATACAAGAAAGATGTGGAGCTTGAAATGCTAGATCCAACAGGAGTTGTAGTTGAAAAATGGATACTTCAAGGTTGTTTCTTAACAAGTTTGAACTTTGGTGATTTGAACTACTCTCAAGATGAATTAGCAACAATTGATGCTTCATTGAGAATGGATAGATGTATTCAAGTTTACTAATATTAAATTTCAAATAAAACTATATGAAATCCGTATACCTTTAGATAGGGTACGGATTTTTTATTTAAAAGGTTCCATGTGGAACTATGACTTGATTTAATTTAAAAATTAGTGTATATTACTTAAAATAGAATAAAACTAAATATATATGGAAAATTTTGACCCAAACATTGCATATGACGTAGTCCAACTACCTTCTCAAGGTATTCATTACGCAAATAACAAAAAATCAATAAAGGTGGCTTATTTAACTGCCGCAGATGAAAATATCTTAAATTCTCCAAATCTGGTTCAAAATGACATGGTTGTGGAGGAGTTATTAAGAAGAAAAATATTAGATAGGGATATTGATATTGATGACTTATCTAATGAGGATAGACAAGCGGTTTTAATATTTCTAAGAAATACGGCATTTGGTACTGAGTATACTGTTACATTAACAGACCCAAAAACAAAGCAAGAGTTTTCTATGGATATTGATTTATCAACTATTCCCGTTAAAGACTTTAATTTGAAAGCTAATGCAGCTGGAGAGTTTGAGTATCATTTAAAATCAATAAATAAAAATATCACATTTAAGTTTTTAAATCAAAAACAAGAAACTGAGTTGGAAAAATTAAAAGTTTCCGGTTCAGGTAATCAAGTAGTTCCAGTTAATACAAAAAGACTGGAAATGATGATTAAGTCAATTGACGGTAATACCGATCAAATGTATATCTATCAATTCATTCAAAATTTACCAATTAAAGACTCACAAGACTTTAAAAAGTTTGTTTCAGAAAATAAACCAGGGTTAAACCTGTTTGTCAATGTTATCGCCCCGTCAGGAGAAAAAGTCCCAGTTTTGGTTGACTTTGGGGTGGAGTTTTTTCGTCCCTTCTTCGGCCTATAAAAAAAGGCAAATGAACGAGATAGCGTTTCTATTAACTAAGGGCTTCACTTACTTAGATGTCCTAATTATGCCCATACACGAAAGAGTTAATTATATTCATTTTTATAATGAACTAAATTCTTAATTTTATATTTATAAGTTATGGCTATAGACGTAAATAAACTTGTTAAAATAACTGAAAACCTAAGTCAGGGAAAATATTATCAAAATGCTGGTCAATATAGAACAGACTTAATTGATGCTGGATATAGTAGCTCAGAAGCAGCTAAGACAGCAAGTCAAGGAGCTGAATTAGGTAAAGCGGTAGCAAATAACTCAACTAGCTCTTCTAATAGCGCAGTTAAAAATTTATCAGGTAAATTAGGTGGGGCGATTAAGGGTATTGGAGATATGGCATTTGCAACAGCATATGACACACAAAATTATAATAGAGCAATTGTTAGGGTAAGTGATATACAAGGAGCATTTAATACTGTTGTGGACAATGGTATTAATTTTCTTGCACAATTAAGTTCCGCGTTTGGCGGTATTACCGCATTATTAACAAAAGCAATAGGTGATGCGTTTGAAAGAGAAGGTAAATTATTAGAAGATATAACCACGAAAGGTGGAATGTCTGGTGATATGGCTAAAGGATTCTTAGAATCTGTAATGGCTATTGGGCCTGAAGCACAACGTCTTGGTATTAAATTTGATGATATAAGAGATGCAACAGCATCTATGTTGCAGAATAGTCAAAAATTCACAACATATCAGGGAGAAACATTATTAACCGCATTAAAAGTTTCTGCGGCATACGGTCAAACAGCTAAATCTATACTTGAGAGTGCTGAAGGATATAGAAATATTGGTATTAGTTTAAGTGACGCATCTGAAATTATTGATGCGGTAGGTAAACGTTCTTTAGCACAAGGGTTAAGTGCAAGAGCAACAACAAAAACATTACAAGAAAATTTAGGTAAATTAAATGAATTTGGTTTTCAAAATGGTGTTCAAGGTTTAAGTAGAATGGTTCAACAAGCGCAAGCACTAAACTTTAAAATGGAAGAAACATTTAAGGTGGCTGCTAAAGTGTTTGATCCAGAAGGTGCGATTTCGTTATCTGCTAATTTACAAGTAGTTGGTGGCGCTGTTGGTGATTTGGCAGATCCATTAAAATTAATGTATGATGCAACAAACAATGTTGAAGGATTACAATCAAGCATTTTAAAAGCGGCACAAAGTTTAGCAACATATAATGCCGAACAAGGTAGATTTGAAGTTACTGGCGCAAATTTAAGAAGAGCTAAAGCAATGGCAGATGCTCTTGGTATTTCAATGGACCAATTAACTAGTTCCGCTATTAAGGGCCAAGTCCAAATGCAAGCAATGAGTCAAATAGATTTATTTGATTTAAATGACGACCAAAAACAATTTGTTGCTAATTTAGCTTCAATGAAAGGTGGTGTTGTTGGGTTTGAATTACCAAAAGATTTACAAAAAGAATTAGATATAAATCAAAGTTTTATTGATGCTTCTTCATTGACCGGTACGCAAATGGCTAAAATAGCTGCAGCACAAGAAAGATTATCAAAACAAACAACAGAACAAACAATTAAAGATCAATACAATGTTGCAACACAATCACTTAACGCATTGAATTCAATTGCAATGAATATTGGAAATATGGCTAGAAATACTGCAAAAGACAGTGGAGTATATAATGCGGTTATCAAAAAATTAGGTGGGTTAGACGAGATAGCAAAGAAAACACCAGAAGAAATCGAGCAAGTGTATAATGAAGAGATTAATAAATTTGTGAACCCAACATTGGCCGCATTAAAAGATAAAGCAGATAAATTCATTGATGGGGCAGTTGAAGTTGGTGGTAAGGTAATTAATAAAACAAAAGAAGGTATTGATTATATTGGTGGGGAGGGAACATCAGAAAAAATAAAACAAAATGCAGAAGAATTATATGATAACACTAAGAAATTTATAATTGAACACTTATTCACGGTTAATATGAATAGTGGCACACCAGAAATGGCTGAAATGTTAGTAGGAGAATTTAGAAGAAACCCTAAGGCATTATCTGATTTTGCTTCAATGGTAACAAAAGACAATAAAAAGTTCTTACAAAATAGTTAAATAACCTATTTATTATATAAACATAGATGCCAAGTTACTTAGATTTTAATTCGACCAAGAATTTTAGGGATTATCTCTTATCAAAGACGTTAAATTCACCTAATGGTCCGCAAACACAGACTTCGCAAAGTTATAGTGTTAGTGCGTTATCTGATGTGGCAAATGTTGATCCAGGAACTGTTATAGATAACAGAATCGCTCAATTAACTAATTCATCTAATTCAAACACATTTAAACCATTAGATTATCTTGTTAGAGAAACTTTTAGTGAAATACCTAGAAGAGCTAATTTAAATTTATATTTTGATGGTACACCATATTTCAGTTTTGCTAATCATAATTTGATTGGTATTATGGCAACAGACAACTTTGATAGAGAATCAGAGTTAATGAAGTTCGCAGCACAAACAATTAAAACAGACCCTAATGGGCCTGTTTTATCTAGAATACAACAAAACTTATTAACTGCAACAGTTGGTAAAGCAAGAATACTTGATGCACTTAATGGTAATACATCAACAGCAATTAACATATTGACTGGTAGAGAACCATTAATTGAAAAGAATTATAAGATCACAGTAGCAAAAACATTGTTAGGTAAGGGTGTTGATTTTTTACAAACAGTTGCTGGAGTTACTACACCATTTTCTGAAATTCCTGGGGATTATTTAAGTAACCCGGCTAACCCAATTAATGTTAGACCAGAAGCAAGTGGTGTTGGTAAATTATGGCAAGACGTTACTGGTGTTATTGGTTCATTAGTTGGAATACAAAGAAGGCCAAGAGTAAGTAGAAAACCATCAGACTTAATGATTGAATATTTAAGTGATGGTCAGAAAAGTGCATTATATCATAATTTATCTTTTTCTAAATTTGCACCAAATTACACAACATCAGCTAGATCGCAACAATCAACTAAATTATTTCAATTTGGTGATAAGTTTGCAGAAGGTGTTAAAACGTTATTAGGTATAGAAGCGCCTAGAGGTAAAGCATATATAGGTGACGATAGAGGAAATGATGTTAAGTTTGCAATGAATGACTTTAATGATAGACCAATAAGAAGTCCTTATTATCTTTCATTAATGTTTGATCCGGTTGCTACGCAATTATTTCACACAAGTAAAAATGTAACTCAAGGTGGACAAATATCTGGAAAACTTACTTGGATAAGTAGAAGTTCTGGAAATAAATTAGGTTTATATAATGAAGAGTATGGTTCAGAACAATCTAATTTATTAGATAGCTTTTCAACAGGTCGTACTTTTGCAGATGGTTCTTTATTAAGTAAAACACAACAATTATTAGATACGTTACCAAGAAACATTGGTGAAGCTAGATCACACGTTGCAAACGTAATTGATCAAACTAGTAGAGTATTTAAAGATGGTGATACAATGATATCAAGAGGTTCTGCTGTAAAATATATAAATAAGGGAACAGGTAAAGAAGATGGTTCGGAATTTTGTAGAGTATGGACTAAAGATAGAGCATACTTCAATTATTCTGATACAATGAAAAGAACTGGCACAATAAGAAAGATTGGTGATAGCGTAATGTCTACACCATGGAATCTTAATATTGCACCAAATTCAAACGGTAATCGTGGTTTTGACGGGTCAACAAATATTATTGATGGTCAAGCAAAAAAATATATGTTCTCAATTGAAAACCTAGCATGGAAAAGTTCAAATAAACCTGGGTTTACGTATAATGATTTACCATATTGTGAAAGAGGACCTAATGGTGGTAGAGTTATGTGGTTTCCACCATATGATTTAAAGGTAAATGAAAACAATAATGCAAACTGGGAAGAGAATAAATTTGTTGGCAGACCAGAACCAGTTTATACATACCAAAATACAACAAGAAGTGGAACGGTTAATTTTAAAGTTGTTGTAGATCACCCAAGCATTTTAAATTTATTAATTAAAGATATTAGTGATGACCAAGCAGAAGACTTTTTAAATTCTTTTTTTGCTGGATGTGAAGATGTAGATTTTTATTCATTAGTTAGAAAGTATATTACATTAGATAGAACTGATTTAGAATTAATTATTGCATATCTAGAATATTATAAAGAGGGTAAAACATTTGACGAACATGATGCGTTAAAATTCACGGATATTGCTGGTGAACAAACAACAACTCCGGGCCGTATAGTTGGCGGTCAAGATGGACAGGCAGGAACAACTGGTATTGGAAATCAATTTAATGATTTTCTTTATTTTCCAAATGATGTTCCATCACCTAATACTGATATTTATGCGTCAACAGATTATGGTAAAGTTTATGCTGATTATGCATCAACAACCAGTAAAGCTAAATTTATATCTGGATTATCTAGTGCATTAACTACTGTTTTAAATAATGATACAAAAAAGAATAAGGAAGATAGAAAAGTTCTTTTTGGTTCTGAAACACCAACAGGGACTACAGTAGATTTAATTGCTAAAAAAGTTAGTGATATAAATAAAGGATTTACCAAACTAGACGCTAACTTTACTTCGTTAACCGGAGTAACTGAAAATATAAAAAAAGATCTAGAATCTAATAAAGTAAAGACAATCAATCTAACAATAGAATCATCAACATCTTTTGTTGCAGATGATAAGTATAATATTAAATTAGCATACAGAAGATCTGACAGTGTTGCTAAACATGTTTTAAAAAGTATAACAAAAACGGGTTCTATACCTTCATATAAATGGAAAAAAAGTGTTGCGGATTTAAATTCTAATCCTGGTCAAGAAAGTGATGAGGTAATTATTAAAATGAAAGATCTAGGATATGGTGATGATAGAGAAGGTGATATGGTTATTAAATTTACAAACTTAGGTGAAAAGGCAACAAGAAAATTAGATGACACATATGACTGTAATAAAGTTGAATTAAATAATACAACTGGTTTAAAATTATACGCACCAATTACTTTTTTTTGTAGAGCGGCATCAGTTGATTTAAATTATACAC